AAGCAAAGACGTGGTCCCACCGACTGTATCTCCAATACTGAAAACACATGTAGCACCAGCCATTACTGTAGGCTTGTCAAGTACTATATCAATGATTTGTGAGTTAGCTGGAATAACGACAGTAGTAGAATTTGCAGCAGAAGCTCCACTATCAAGTGTAGCGCCCGTTGAAAATGTCTGTGCCATTACCACTTGTCCTGTGTTTTTAACATTTGAACCAAGTGTAGTTCCAGTTGTGTTTGAAATCGTTCCCGCTTTTATCGGTCCCGAAAATGTAGTTGTTGCCATATTAATATCCTCCTAGATATCTGAATACTGTCCCTAGGGTTGTCGACTATACGCGTCAGCATTCATCATTTATTAAATGTATAGTGTAAATATTATATAGTAGATTTAAGTAGAGCGCAAGAGGGCTCTGTGTATGTTGTGATTTTATAAAATGTAGCTTTTAAGTAGCTACTGATACTGCTGGTGCAGCATTAATGATTGCATTTTCTCTGTCTGCAATCTTTGATTCTTCGAGTTTAATCTCTGTAATAACATCTCTAATAGCGTTATCAATTCTGACCATATCTAGAGTATATCTGCCTTCTTGCTCATACTCCAGTTGCCACCTCAACTCCAAGGACCTCTTTTGTTTGTATAGGTCTTTGACCATCAACAACCTCCTCATAGGTTATTCTATTCCTCTTGGGATCATTCATTTCTCCAAGATATTCCCACTTTACACCTTTTTCTCCTATTTTGTCAACTATTGAATTTTCAATAGATTCTACGTTATCTTCAGCCAGAACTTCAAATTCTGTACCATATTGATAAGCAGCGATTTTTACTAGGAATTTTTTCATTCACATACCTTTATTTAGTAATTGTGGCGGAACAATGTCCCGCCACAAAAAATATTATTGATTACGTTGCGTTTGAACCAAAGATACCTCTTGGATCAGAAAATCCAAAAACATATCTTTCTCTCGCTTTGTATCTAACGTTTCCAGTATCAAAGTCACCTTCCATTGAAGTTTTGATAGGTGATCTATTGAAATGTTTAAGACCGTTAGGACAATCTGTTTTAATGAACCATTTTTTCGCAGCAGTCAGGTAGTTGTTTACAGTGTATCCACCAGAAACCATTCCCATGTTCTTAATTGCGTTGATGTCATTATCAGCTGTACCTGTTCTACCAGCAGAATTCATTAATCTGTCAGCAGTAAATTGAAGAGCTGAAGGAATTACCATTTTAACTCCTTGCGCCGCAATTTTTAGGCCTCTTTCATCAGTAAGCGCAGCAATGTCGATTAATGCTTGCTCTAATGAAGTTTCGTTAAGTTCAGCAGCTGTTGTCAATTCATTTGAAACAGTACCCGCTAATGTAGGGTGGTCAGTAGCGCAAAGCTCCTTACCATCTCCACCAGCATAAGTAGAATCAAATGCGTTGTTTAGTACTGCCGCACCTTTGATATTTTTAGTAGACGCCATAGATCTTGCTAAAGCTTTTGTATATCTAGACGCAAGTCTGTCATACAAGTTATCTTCGATAGCTTCTTCTGTGATAGCGAATGCTAATGCAATCGTTTCGTTAGTATAACGAGCTGTGAAAGTCTCTTGTGCATCATCAAATGATACTCCTTGACCTTCAGGTTTAACTGCCGCATTTGCAAAACCAGCTAACATTACTTCTTCTTCGAAAGCTCTGTCAGATGATTCAGTGTCAAAAATTGCAGTCCACTGCTCGCCGTATTGTTTGTACTCTAGTCCGAATAAAGCATTCAGACCAGGCTCTAGTTCTTTAACTAGTTGTGCTCTTGATATAGCCATAGTTTTATCTCCTTATTCGCTATTAGTTGTACAGCGCAGAACCCTTCATAATAGTGACCACGAAGTTACAGCCAGCGGCTGTCTGGTCCTTATTTTCAGGATCGTTTGCGTTTCTTACTACTGTAAACATAGTTGTTATAGCAGTAGAACCAACATCTAACGTAGAGATCGATTGACCATCTTTATTATCTGTTGCTGTGTAGTTGTTCATATTAAAGCCTTTATGTGGATTAACTCCAAGAAGAGTATCCGCTAAAGCCGCATCAGCTTTTACAACGTATTCCTGATTAGGATTATCATTGATAAAAGCTAATATGTCATTAGAACCAGTATTATAGTCCGTTGACGTTGCTTGTGATGCTACTACATTATTTGAGAATGTAGGTTTTCCATTAGAGTCAATAAAAAATGCTCCGTTGAAAACACCCACTAAAAGAGCAGAACTTGCTGTTGTCCAAGAAGTTCCCCCTAATCCACCATCATCAGTAGTAGTAAAACAAGCGTCCTGTGCCATACCAGCTTCGCCAGCAGTTGCTCCACCGTCGTTTAACGACATTGGATCACCTTTGTTTGAAGCTACGCCTGGCGCAGTTTGGATTTTGTATTCAGATTGTCCTGAAGTCGCTGGAGTATTTCCAACGTTCATAACCATTCTGCAACCAAATCCAGTTGTACTTGCATTTGCCATAGTATTTGTTTCCTTTATATGTACCTGCCCCGAAGGGCCTCCAGTACGGTTAATATATTTTGTTGGATAGGAATAGTTAAAAGATTAACTTTTCTTTGTACCACCAAAAGTTACACGAGTATTCGATTCCTTATGGAATTTCATACTTGGGTGCTGTTCCTTCATAAGATTGTTCTCTACTGCTTCTTCTTTAGCCTCGTTTTGCTTTTTATAATAAGCATCGATTTGAAGCGCAATCTCCTCTGGTATCCTAGCCAGCAATAGGCCGCCCACTCCGATCATTCCAGCGTATTTACCTTCAGTCATCTCTGGATATTGAGTGTCGGGATATTGGTCAGCTCTCACTAACTCCCATCCTTCTCTCAAAGATGATGCTACATTTTTAGCATCTGATGATCCAAGAATTTCGGATCGTATCCATTGATGTCTATATCCAGTTGGCGCTGGTGGTGCATCAAGTGAGTTGGGTGGAGTCCAAACTTTTTTGACTTCTATTTTGTCTCTAGTTTGACTCGCACGTGAAGTTTTTATTTTTTCATTTTCCATTTTATGCTCCTTCCGTGATTTTTAATTGTTTTGCATAAGCTTCTAGCGGCACACCTAATCTTTTAGCAATTGCTACCTGTGATTGTGTGAGTTTCACAGTTTTTCTGCGTCCTGTTGAGGCTGAACGTTTAGCCGAAGCTACATTTTGAACCGGTCTGGCTCTTTCTGTAGAAGTGCCCTCTACCTTATCAAATTTATGCGGAAATTCAAGTCTTATTCTTTTATCAACTTCCGTATAATATTCATTTGATTGAGGATCAAATCCTTCCTTTTCTACCAATGTTTTATGAATATCAAAGGCAGTATAAGTCATTGCAGAATCATTACCAAACCAATTGTTTCTAGAAGCCCAGTCTTCGGCTCTAGGATCACTTTGTTGTTGGGGTGCTCGTTGTTGAGGATTGATATTTACTTCTCTCTCACGCGCTTTTGGTCTGTTCTCCTGTGCAACTTTTAAAGAATTAACTCTAGCTTCATCCATTGTTAAAGCTGCTAATTGCTGTTGTGCTGCAATTTGAGCTTCTACATCTTGGGATTCAATAGCATTTTTAAGTGCTAGTTTTGCTGCTGCTAGACCTGTCTTAACTCTACTTTCAAATTCAGAAACATAAGAAGTGTCCATTTTAGACATTCTTCCTTCCATTTCATCATTTCTATGTTTAACAGATTGAGCATAAGCTACAGCTTCTTCTTTTTGTCTTTCTGCTTCTCTCATCTTACGAGTAAGTTTAGAAATACGTTTTTGAACGCTATCACTATATTCTTTTAACTCGTCCTTTTCTTCAAGTTTAGTTTCTCTTTCATTTTCAAAACTTTTATCTTGAGACTCGGATGAAGTAGCCGGTATTTCTTCTACCTCTATTTTTTCTTCTACAGGTGCTTCAACTTTTTCTGGTTCACCTTTATCATCTAAATTAATTTCAGTCGCCTGTTGATCGGCTTCACCTACATCAACTAAATTATCTACTTTTTTTTCGTCTGGCATAGTTTCCTTCCTATGTTGTTAAATGTAATGAAGAACTGATTCGGGATCACCTATGATCCCTAACACTTCATCATCGTTTAATATTCGCACTTCTCCACCTTCAATCGGTAAACGCGCACCAGCATATCTGGCAAACATTACCCAATCTCCTATTTTACACCACGGCTTATTAAATTTATCTTTGTCCGCATATGCAAGATCTCCCATTTTTAAAACATAACCACAAGTAGTTGCGATTCTTGCTTTATCTAATTGTTCTTGAGAAAATAAAATTCCACCTTTAGTTTTTTCTTTTGGTGTAAAAGGTAAAACTAAAAGTCTATAGCCTACTGGTTCAGGTAACTGATCCGCTATATCTTTAATATTGTGTTCGTCTAATCTTTTTGCGTGAGGTTGTTCTTTTTTTTCGGCGTCGTATTTATCTTGAAGTCCAAGTTTAATTTTTGGTACTTCCTTTTCCGATGTCGATAACGTTTCCTTGTTCATTTTCTTGCTCCTTTGGTTCTAGCAGGTTAGAGATTTCCTGTATAATTAATTGGTAGGCATGTGCCTGTCCCAACATATACTTGTATTTTTCCATACTGTCAACACCACCACTCATCATCGAATCTCCAATCTGTTGAACAGTAGCGTTCATTCTTTTTTTAAGTTTGTCTATTAATATTAAATCATCCATCTTCTCTCCTTATAGTTTGAATTGTTGTAATACTTTCATTTTTTCTTTCTTTTATTTTTACATTTACAACGAGGTGCAAATAACTGTCCTATTAGTTCAACAATGTAATCAATTTTTGAAAAAAAATTGTATAAAAATTTATCTATCATTTTTAGCAGGTCCATTATCCTGTTGTGGTTAAATTTTACGCTTTTCTCATTTTCTTCAAAGTCTCGGCTAATCTAGCACGTTGACCTATCTTACCTTTTTTCTTTGCAGCCGCAGCTAACTTTTTAGCAGGAATTTTTTTACCTTTTTTAATACCTAAAGATTTTCTTAAAGATCCTGGTTTCTTAATTGCTTTTTGTATCCAATCACCAGCCATTAAGAATTTTTTCCGTATGCTCTGCCTTTGCCTTTTGTAGCTTTTCCACAACCTCTAACTTTTCCACCACCTTTGTAGCCAGCGTTTAGTTCGTGGATAACTCTATTTTTTTCGGCACGTCTATTTGAATCCATTCTTTCAGAATCAATTCTACCTAATTCTTCTGCAAGATTCATTCTTCCTGTGTTTGCCATTATTTGCTCGCTCCTCTAGATTCATCTCTTCTAGATTTATAGCTTTGTGTTTTTGTAGACTCTTTTCCTCTTCGCATTCCTAAAGACTCGTCTAAT